CCGCTTCCCCACTTCCAAAGGAACCGAAGAAGCCGCGCGTCCACGTTTTTTATATTCCAATCATACGAATAGGCGGGGGAGTTGTCAACCCACATTTGTATGCCCGTATCCACGTATGCCCCTATCCCCCTATCCACCCCTCCCTCCTCCCTCCCAAAATCCGATCACCGAGCATCCCTCTCCTCTCTTCTCTCCCTTCCTCTTTTTCCTTTCCTCTCTTCTCTTTCTTAATTTTTTTTTTAGAACAAAAGAAGAAGAACAAGAGAAAGAGAACAGGAAGGAAGGAGAGAAGAAAGTGCTTCGTCACCGTCCGGGCGGCAGGGGGAGGGGGGGGTGTATAGGAGGATAGTTGGATACACGCATACACGCATACAATCCCGCCGGCCTCCTTTCCGCGCCCGCCTATCCGCGCCGCTAAGAAGAGCCGCCCATTTGCTTCGGTGAAAATATCAACGGAGCGGACACCTTCCCTCTTCCTGTATATCAAGTGGCTTCGTCGCCACGTTGTTCTGTCGCTCCCTTTCCCCCGGCCCCTCTCGGCGCGCGAGGAAGATGAAGCCCGTATATCTATTGGCTCCTATGCTGGAGGTCAAAAAGAAAAGGCCCCAATCTCTTTCGAGACCAGGGCCTTCGTTCCTTCTGTAGTTTTCCCCTGCGGAAGCCATCGCCTTATTTACTTCGCTTCAATCCCGAGTTTCGCTTGCAAAGCCTTCAACAATTCCGCCGCTTGCTCATTCGACATCTTGTCGGCAATTTTCAGTGGGTCCACGGTCGGAGTGGCCCGCTCGAAAAGTTCCGAGACGTCCACTTTTACCGGCCCCTTGGCCAGTTCATCCAGTTCCTTATCCGACAGTTTCCGCGCCCGTGCCTGCCATCTGATCGCAGCAGACGCAAACATGAGTTCCTGTTTCTGGTCTTCCGACAGCTTACTGAAGTCCATAACCAGGGTGTGTGACCACTGAAAACCACCGGATTCCTTGCGCGTTTTAATAGTTGCCATGATAATCTCCTTTTCTAATGAAGATAGTTCACGGCTCCCGCAGGGGAAGAACAACCTATTCAATTATCAAAGAACAAATGGTACGATAACATTATAACATACGGGGAAAAAGGCCGATTTCGCGCATGTTTCGGGGGGTGGTTACGGGGGGAACGAGGGTCGGTCCTATATAGTGTGGCAGGGTTAGAAAGTTTATGAATTTTGACAATCCCACTTTTATTGCCTCTGGTGGCGCGCCTAAGTGTGGGCCGGCCACGCTATGGTGAATTTTTCAACGGAGCGCGGATTACGGTAAGCTATGGCGGCCAAAGGTTCTTTGTTTCCACAATGTCTGGAGGCCCTTTATTCGTGGGTTGACGTCTATGGGTTTTCTGTGGTATAAGGGACTTATAATAAGAGATCTTCTGAGGGTAGGGGCGATGAGAACTTTACGTTGTGATACTTGCGGTTACCCTCTTCGAAAGGGTCAAAGATGTCCACGCTGCGGAGGGACGATTTAGTGGTCTGTCCAGGGCTGGAAGATGAAAGAGAGCGGAAGGATTATAAGGGAGTAGAGAGGCGCGATTACTGCGAATTCTCCCATAGTATAGCCCGAGCCGCTGTGAAGGAGGTCTTCGCTACCCTAGGCGTGAATGTAGATGTGCCTATTGAGGTGGAGAACTTCCGAAAAGATCTTCGCTTTGCGCAAGAGTTAAGAACATTCGCACGGGGTGGGATACTTGCAGCCATTACCGCCTTTGTGTCATTAGTAGTAGGCGTCATTGTCTACGCCTTTAAAGATCCATAAGGAGATGAGATGGGACGGCATCCGACCTATCAACGGAAGTACGAAGTGCAGCACATGTGGGAGAGGCACCACGAGATAGTACGACTGACTCTCTTGGGACATGGACAGACGGAGATTGCGGAGATTCTTGGCATCACGCCAGTTACGGTTTCGAATACTCTGAATTCCAAGATTGTGCGTGATAAGCTTCAGATACTACGAGCTGAGCGCGATGCCTCTACCGTCGATGTCGCTTCGGCTATTAAGAATCTGGCGCCCAAAGCTATTGAGGTAATGGAGCGTTTGCTTAATCCAGCGGAAGGCGCCCCACATAGTGTGCAGCTTAGAGCTGCCACGGATATGCTTGATCGCTGCGGCTATGCGGCTCCGAAGGTTGTGGAGACCAGGAATCTGCATGGCGTCTTCACCAAGGACGACTTGGAGGAGATAAAGCGGAGAGGGCGCGAACTCGCTATAGAAGCGGAAGTTATTGCCGATGAGTAACCCATGGGACACTTCCGACCTCGACTCGTTTGATAAAGATGAGTTGCAAGACCTTATGGCCCGATGCTATCTTAACGATAAGCTCTTGGCCAAGACCATTCTTCCTGAGCGTTTTAACTTACCCTTCTCCAAGATTCACGACAAGGTCTTTGAAGCCCTGAATAGTGGAGCACAGAAGATAGCGATTGCCGCCCCAAGGGGATTTGGCAAAACGACTACTTGCAATCTCCTTACCCCGGCCAAGAAGATTCTCTTCCAAGATAAGAAGTTCATTGTTCCTATTAGTAATACGGCGGCCCAAGCGGTTCTTCAAAGCGAGAACTTGAAGAGAGAGCTTACAACCAATGCCTCGATTCGTAAGCTCTTCGGGCCTATGAAGAGTGATTGGTTTAGTAAGGAGATGTGGGTAACGTCTAGCGGGACAGCTATCTTCCCAAGAGGTGCCGGCCAGCAGGTGAGGGGTGTTAACTACGATGGACACCGCCCTGATCTTATCCTCCTCGATGACTTCGAGAATCCTGAAGATGTAAGGAATGAAGAGACGCGGCGGAAGTTGAAGGAGTGGTTCTTTGCAGACGTAATGAACTCGGTTGACCGTAGTAAGGACTGGCAAGTTATCATCGTAGGCACTGTGTTGCATGAGGATTCTTTGCTTGAGAATCTTCTTAATGATCCAACTTGGCATACTGTTAGGTTGGAGATATGCGATGATGATTATAAGAGTAACTGGCCTGACCTGATGAGTGATGCCGCGGTAAGAGCTCTTGCGGATTCTTATAAGCATCAAGGGATGTTGGATGTCTTCTATAGAGAATATAGGAATATTCCAATCTCTACAGAAGATGCCATCTTCATGAGCAACTACTTTAAGTATTATAAGGAGACTGACGAAGACTTCCAGCGGGACAAAAGGAAGTTGGAGAACATCATACTGGCTGACCCGGCAAAGACGGTTAAGATGCATAGTGCCGAGAGTGCTATCATCGGTGTTGGCTTGGATGTAGATACCGGGAGGATCTTTGTAAGGGATGTAGATGCTGGGATGTTCTACCCGGACGAACTTTACGATAAGATTCTTTCTATGGCCTCAAGGTTACAAGCGAGAGCTATCGGTATCGAGGTTACATCGCTTAATGAGTTTATTACTTTCCCTTTCAAGAATGAGATGGTTAGGCGGGGAGAGGTTAGGCCGCTTATAGAACTTAAGGCGCGCGGTAAGAAGGAAGAGCGAATAGCGGCAATGGTTCCCTTCTATCGTAACGGCTATGTCTTCCATAACGAGGCTTGTAGTACTGCCCTGGAGACGCAGTTGCTGAGCTTTCCGCGGTGTAAACGCTTTGACATTATCGACGCTTTGGCTTACTTCGTAGAGATGCTTGATGTAGGTAACCGCTTCTTTTCTTCCGAGGTTATGGGAGAGGAGGAGTTTGAAGAGCTTTCTGAAATGGAAGATCTACCGCGCCTAACTAATTGGCGTGCGTTAGGAGGGCCATACGGAGTATGAACTTTTTAAGAGAGCCTAAGGGAATAGTTATACACCATAGTGCTACGCGTGACCTTGCTTCTATTTCTTTCGATAGTGTACGCGCCTACCATGTTAATGTTAATAGGTGGGATGATATAGGTTATCATTATCTTATTGAGGATGTCTACGGGGAAATCGTAGTATTTACCGGCCGTGGACTTCAATACGAGGGTGCTCATGCGAAAGGTTCTAATGATCATATCGGAGTTTGTGTCGTTGGTAACTTTATGACAGAGGTTCCGTCGGCGCAAACGCTAAAGGTCTTGTTAAGACTATTGCATTCCCTCTTGATTCTCTATCCGAACTTGACTGTCCAAGATGTGAAGTTCCATAGAACGGTTTGGAATACTGATTGCCCAGGTAAGATGTTCCCGTCGTTGGAGAGTATTCGTAGTCGTCTTAAGGTAATAATTGAGGAAGGGCTATGACATTACGGTATCTAAGCTTCGGGAGTAGCAAGAACGTCTGGATGTGGGAGACGGATGCGAATATAGATGCTCCGAATATCGTAGATATTACAGGACGTCTTACTACGGCTGAAGGGGATATTGATGATCTTGAAGCCGCTGGGGTTTCGATAGATGGGCGCCTTGATGCGTTGGAGGGGAAGTTTACCACGGTAGCTTCGGGGACTTTTACTACTGTTGATGGAAAGATTGTGACGGTAGTTAACGGGCTTATAACTTCCATTGCCTAAGCAGATATACTTTGCGCTTCATTGAATTTTTCAACATAGCGCATTAAGGAAAGACTATATGCCGTACATAGTAAGTGACCCTGATAGTCAAGCGCGCCAACAAGATGTGACGAATGTCTCTTATGACTACGACTATCCGGGGAACCTGAAGCTTAAGCCGGGGAGTAAGACGCATACGAAGATTATTTCGGAAGTGCTGCGACGTGCGCGGGACTCCTATAACATTATGAGTAAGCGCCACAGCTCGTGGAAAGAGATAGACCGGACGCTTACCGCTTACGTTCCCCTGAAAGAGGCAGAGCGTATTGTTAAGGAGCAGGATGCTCAGAAGCCTGTCTCTATCGTTGTTCCTTATAGCTATGCGACGCTTGAGACGTTGCTTACCTACTTTACCGCTGCACTTCTTAACGACCCGATCTTTGACTACCGAGGTGTGAGTCCAGAAGATAACATCGGAGCTATTATGCTTACGAAGGTTATCAATCAGCAGTCGATGCGGAGTCGTTTGGCGCTACAACTTCATACCCTTTGTAGAGATTCCCTTGCCTATGGTATTGGGCCTGCTGCTTGCGTATGGGAGCGGAAGCTTGGAAAGAGAACGGTACGGGCAGAAGATGGTTTCTTTAACTTCCTTAACCAATGGGTAGGGAAGGGGCCAAAGAAGCAGAATGTCGAAAGCGTTGTGTATGAAGGGAATAAGCTGAAGAACATTGACCCTTATAGCTTTTTGCCCGACCCAAGCGTTTCGATTCATCAACTACAGGACGGAGAGTTTGTCGGCTGGATAGAGAGGACGAATTATCTTGACTGCCTCTCTCTTGAGGAGACGGATGAAGATGTCTTTAATGTAAAGTATCTTAAGCACATAGATTGCCGGACCTCGATATTTCACGGCGACCAGAGTGATAGGAAGGCCAAGCACGGGGCGGAAGGCGATCTGGATAGTACTGCAGGACGACGGCCTGTTGACAAGATTCATATGTATATTAAGTTGATTCCGCGGGAGTGGGGGCTTGGTACTAGGGAGTATCCGGAGAAGTGGTACTTCACTATTGCCGGTGATTCTGTGGTTATCGAAGCTCGCCCGATGGCACTTGACCATGATAGCTTCCCTATTACGGCTGGGGCGCCGGACTATGATGGTTATAGTATCACACCGATCTCACGCATTGAACTTGTATATGGTCTCCAAGGTACATTGGACTGGCTCTTCTCTTCGCATATAGCGAATGTTAGGAAGGCTATTAATGATACCTTGATCGTCGACCCGTACTTGGTAAACATCGACGACTTGCGTGACCCAGAGCCTGGGAAGCTTGTAAGGATGCGGCGCGCAGCTTGGGGTAAAGGCGTAGATAATGCCGTCAAGCAGCTTAATGTAACTGATGTTACGAGAGGTCATATTGCTGACGCTGGTTATGTTGTTGATCTTATCAACCGTACCAGTGCGGTTAATGACGGAGTTATGGGGGTTCGTAGGAAGGGTGGTGAGCGAGTATCTGCGGCAGAAGCTCAGGGCGATCGCGTCTCTGCTCTTAGTCGCTTAGAGCGTCTGGCAAGAGTCCTTTCCCTCCAAGCTTTCCACGACATCTCTCATATCTTCGCAAGTCACGTGCAGCAGTTTATGACGGAGGAGACTTACGTCAATATCGCAGGAGAGTGGCCGAAAGAGTTTCAGGAGATCTTCCAGGTACAGGAAGGTATGGCTAAGGTATCTCCTTTTGACCTCCTTATCAATTACGATGTAGAGGTTAAGGACGGAAGTATTCCCGGAGGTTCTTTCGCCGACGTCTGGGTACAGCTGTTCCAGATTATGACGCAGCAACCTGAGGTGGCACAACAGTTTGACGTGGTAAAGGTGTTTAAGCACATAGCGGTTAGTCTTGGGGCTAAGGATGTAAATAGCTTTGTACGTAAAGGCGGCGGGATTAACCCAATGACTATGCCAGATGAGCAAGTTATGCAGCAAGTCCAGGCAGGTAACATGATACCTGTTGGGGAGATGTAAGATGATTACTGGAGAATATAAGGACGTAGTTGAAAAAGAGAGGCGTTCGGAGAAAGACTGGGATGATTTATTTAGTATGCCGGTCTGGGAAGAGTTTATGGATACGCTTCATGTTCGGCTAGCGTTGTCACGAGATGAGTTGGAGAGAGAAGAGGATGTGGCGGAGCTTCATAAGTTGCAAGGGGATGTAAGAACCCTTCGGTATGTATTGTCGCTACCGTCATTAATAAAGAGCGAGTTTGCTACTCAACGATCAGAAAAGGAGAATAAGTGATGGACGTGAATCAAGAGACGGTACCAACTAATGAGGACGGAGTAGATTCGAATCACGAGATCGATGACATGCTTAATGACGAGATCGACTTGAGCGATTCTCCAGAAGAGCCTTCGAAAGATACTACCGAAGTAGAAGAGGCTCCAGAAGATTCAGCGGAAGAAACTCCTGACGTTGTCGAAGAGATGGCGCCTGCCGCAGAAACTCCGGAACCGGCTGAGAAGAGCGAGGCTGACAGTTTGCGCGAACAACTTACGCACCTGTCCGCTATCCTTATGCAACATGGCATTAACCCTGCTTCACTTGGGCAGCCTCCTACGGAATCGGTACAGACTACGGCGCCAGTAACTGCACCGAAACCGGAAGAGACCAAACTGCCCACTCGTATGGAAGTGGAGCTTAAACCCCTTGAGTTGTCCAAGGAAGAGTTCGATGCCATCTTCGAGGCTCCCGAACATCTCGTTGGACTCCTTAACAAAGTCCGAGAGTCCGCAGTCGAGCAAGTTCTGCGTACTATTCCTACCGTGACGGCACAGATCGTCAACCAACAGACGGTATTGAATAGAATGGTGCAGGACTTCTACACCGCTAACAATGACCTCGCTGGAGTGAAACCATTTGTTGCTGTGGTTGCAAACGAGATCGCCGCGAGGAATCCTGGGTGGACTGTAGAGCAAGTATTCGCAGAAGCTGCGGTCGAATCTCGGAATCGGCTCAACCTGAAGAAGACGGTAAGTAAGCCGTCGCAACCTGAACGTAAACCAGGCCTGCCGGCAAATACGCAGAGCCGTCGTGTTCCTACGACACCACGCCTCTCACAGCTTGAGCAGGAACTGCAAGACCTCATGTAAAGGAGTTTTCTCATGGCTTTTCTTGGTATGCGTGGAACTG